AAGGCCACACATTAATCTGTGGGTTTTTCGGCGTTGCTGCATTCGATCCAACCTGCTGTCCCGACTGGCGGTTTACCCACACCTGAATCGGCCTACCCTGCGTCAACTTGTTTGGGATAGTCGCGTAGGTAGAGACGCTTATGCGGCTAATGTTGATGTCGGTCTGGTTAGAAATCTGTCCGGAATTAGTGCGAATAACATGTTCAAGAAGATCAACGGTATCAATAGGTAGATCATAGGTCACCTGCCCTTGCACAAGATTGATTGACCCCTGCTCAATAGTCCACAGGTTGATACCACGGTTCGCCCACTCCGTGATCAAGAAGTTCAGTGTTCTACGTGCCGTGCGGAAGTCATAGCCAGTACGCAGTTCCAAACCGCAACGCTCAAACGCCTCTTCGAATATATCGTTGAGGTCGGGATTGAACGCTGTTGTGTTGGTTGTAAAAGCCATTATCTAAATCTCGCGGTCTTCTGGGCTATGCGTTTTGGTTGCGCGACGAACTGCTTCCCACTCTTCTTCCCCGCCCTCTTCGCCTTGGTCGTTGCTGCGTACTCGGCTGGACTTAAAGCTTTGATAGCGCCTTCTGGCAGGTACCTTTCGCCAGTCTTCGACGATGGCTTGCCACTCTTTGTGCGCCATTTCTGCTCCGTCCACGACTTCAGGCTTTGCTGCGGGGCTTTCATTTCATTCTGCCTCGTGTTTTACCACGCTTTGCTATTCCATCTGCACGGGCCGAGGCTGACTTTACTGAACCGCCTTTTTTGAATGGAACATAATCGCCTGTTTCAGGATCATACCTTTCAATATCTTTGCGTTTCACTGCTTTATTGGGCGGCACTTTGTCTGCCCGTACTCTCAAGTGCTGTTTGTTTGGGGTATCAGTCAAAGTAAACCACTTGCGATTCTTGCCGCTTGCCACTTCTTTGGCACTTGGCAGCATGTAGCCTGTGCGCCGAATATCCTCAAGTTCCGCTGGGCTGAAAACATTACGAACCGCGTATGTACCTTTGCCTGAGCCTTTTAATATATCTTTAACAAGGGTGTTCTGCACATTTGGGCGTAGCGCCATTTCTGCGGCACTCAACGCTCTTTTGCCTAGCCCTAAGCCAATTAAATCTTCTGGTCCTACTGGTGACGCTTCTAATGCTTGTTCACGCTCCAACTGACGACGGTACGCTGGGTCACGCATATCCCGTGATGGCATATCCATCACCGACCCGCCATCGTCAAACTTTTTGCGCTTCTTCATCTCACTTCATCTTCTTCAGGGTCTGAGCCAGTCTTGCTCTCTGGCCTAGCTTGCCCGGTGCTTTAGCCGCTTTCGCCAGCTTGCCTGCCGGGATGGGTTTATCACCCTTAACACCCAACGACTCACGCAACGCGCCGGGTTTTTTGATCGCCTTCTGAATCCATTTCTCAGCCATCTCAGACTATCCTTCCACGGGTTTTACCCCGCTGTGCACAACCATCCGCACGGGCTGATGCTGACGACACTTTGCCGCCCTTCTTCATACCATCAAGCTCAGACAGCGCCTTGTTCATGCGCTCTCTTGGGGGCGGGCGTGGCTCAGCTCTATCTTTCTTGAACTTGCCATCGAGGTCTTTCAAGCCCGCCTGACTTTCCATCTTGTCAAACTCTTCTGGGCTAACGTCCTTGACTTCGCCTCTGGCACGTTGCGCGTCTATTTCTTTGACCAGTTTTCGCAGATCACCCACGGTAACCTCCACCCTTTTCCTTGTATCGCTTTGCGAGTAGCTGTGCTTTTCTCGCGCTCCATTGACCTGCCGCCGTGCCTTGGGTTGCCTGAGACTTGATGCTCTCGAACAGCGACTTGCGCATACTTGGCTTGGTGTAGTTGCCAGCTTCGTTCACGCGAGACTTCGTCTTGCCACCTTCTTTGTACTGCGTGAAGTCGGTGTCATCCCGACGCTTTTTCTTCTTAGCGCCGGGCATCTTTGACGGGTTGATGTCCCCCATCCCGCGTGAGGCCATCATACGATCTTGCCTCTGGTTTTACCGCGTTGAGCAATACCATCCGCACGAGAAGAAGCTGAAGACGCTTTTACTCTGCCGCCCTTCTTCATGCCGCCTTCCTGTGGCATGGCTGCTTGCGTCATCTGTGCCCGACGATCCGCATCGGCTTTTTGTGCCTCTGCCACGTTTCTAGCCCGCTCTTCCTCAGCGTTTCTCGCGGCTTTGTTGGGGTTGAGCAGTTTGCCCATAGCCCCTTCACCAGTCGCTGCACCGTATACAGGGCTTATTGCGCCAAGTATTTTTTTGAAAAACGCCATGACAGCCTCCTATCAGCAGTAGCCGCCTTTTTTCATACCCTTGTTACCAGCCATCTTAACCATCGTGCCCTTGGTTTTACCCTTAGTAGCAACGCCATCACGGCTAGGAGCAGCGGTTTTCACAGCGCCCATCTTCGATGCAGCCATACCGCCTTTAGCCATCTTGCCTTTACCATCAGCCGCAAAAGCTGGCACTTTCTGACCACCCTTCATGACCATAGGCATACCACCATCAGCGTAGCCACCCATCGCCATCTTTTTGACTTTGCCGCCTTTTTTCATGCCGCTGACTGCTTTACGTTTGGATTCATCAGAGTCTGATGAACGCTTTTCGGATTCAGAAGTTAATTTGAGTGGCATACCGCCCTCCTTTTTGGTGAATTCGCGCCCTACGCTCATCGGTACGCCAACTTTTTTTGCGAACGACGGACTGTGAGCGACAGCCCGCATAAACTTCTCTTGCTTTTCACTCTTGGCTGGCATCGGGTTTTTTCCGGTTGGTCAAACCACGAACCGTATCGGATTCCCAGATACGAATGCTAAACCACACAATAGTGACAATAGAAAGCACGTTTGGTAACCATCCAAGAATAACGCCCAACCCCGCAAGGATGGAGATGTTGTCCATTAGGTCTGGTTCGATATGGTCTTTTAACATTTCCAAGCCCTCAAAGATTTATTGATTCGGCTATTCGGATCGTTCGCGGTCTTGGCTGAAGTCAGCTTCTTTTTCATCCCCGACATTCGGGCACAGAATGACTTCTTCCTAGCTCCACCTTCCGGCTGTGGGGCTTTCAGACCGGGCTTACCCGGATTAGCTGCGTTGTACGAAGCTCGTCCTTTGGCGTTCAAGCCGCCCTTCTCGGACTTACCTTCCTTGCGCTGCCATGCTGGAGTCTTAGCCATAGAACACCGTCGCAGTTACCGATGAGCCACACCCAACAAAGATACCGTTAGGGCAGTAGATGCCTTCGCCGGGGATCAGTACAGGTAGGCCAACCGTGTTAAAGGTATCGATCTCTAACGCAATACTGCTATACATCGTAACGTTACCGCTTGTGGTCGTAGTCGGCGCATCTGTACAAGTAAACGTGTCGTCGCCCGTCTTTGTAATTGCGTACGCGCCATCCCGGCCTGTTCCAGATGTAAAGTCCAGAAATACCCGATCCCCAGTCTCAAGGCCGTGGTTTACTATTGTGACTGTGATTGTGGCACTTGGGCTTGTACGGCTGTAGGTGCCAGACTTTTGCTGCGTTGGGTCACATACACACGTATTTCTTGCAGACACCGTCGCACTTGTCACCGTAATCGATTTCAAGCGTACAGGGGCCTGCGTTACCAGCAGTCCTGTACTTGCTGCACGGGCGGACTTAACGTCTGTTTGCATCATGGCGCTACCCGTAAAAAATAGTCATAGTGACGTTGACAGATGGCAGCAGAATAAACAATCCGCCCGTTGCAAGAATGCCTTCGCCCGGGATCAGCGTGTAATACGCCGTCCCTGAAGAAGAATCCAGTTCAACAAGGACTTTAGGGTATAGCGTTACATCGCCGCTGGTAGTCAGACTTGCCGTAGTTACAGTAAACGTATTGGTTGTTGCATTCGCTACAACATAGCTGTCGTCTACCGCTGTGCCGCTAGTAAAGTTAAGCCCAACTATGTCGCCGTCCGACAACCCATGATTGGCAATAGTGATGGTGCAGGTCGTTGAGCCCGGAATATCATACGTTCCCGTCAACGCCCCTACAGTATCCACCACACACGAGTTGAAAGTTGTAGACGTAACGGGGGATATAATCACGCCTTTTAAACGTGTGCGATCACCATACGCAAGCGTTGAAGCTGTTGCATGGAACGACTTTACGTCATATTGCATCGCCATCTTGGCTCTCCGGTTTCTCTAGCTTGGCAATACAGGCTTTTAACTCCGCATTTTCTTTTGCCATAGCCGCTGCGATTCCCATGACATGATCTCTTTGACTCTCCAGAAGCCCAAGCATTGCCTGAACCTCTGGGTCTTTATGAGTCAACATTAAGCAGCGCGAGTAACCAATTTCCAAACCGGACTGGTGATCGCCCCTGTCTGGAGGTAAAGGTTAGCACCGGTACTGTCAATGTACATCGAGCCGGGACCAGCAAAGTTGTCACCCGTTGTACCGTCAACAGGAGCGCCCGTAGCAACCATAACCACAACATCATCTTCCATGCGGATGTTGGCTTTGGTGTAAGGAATAACGCCCGAAGGGCCGCCACCATCAGCAACGGGGTCTTGCATCTTCAGGTCAAGACCGTACTCAAAACCGGAGCCGCCTGTGGTTTGAGCCATAGCAACACCGAAGGCTGAACGGCAAGTCGTCACGCCAGCATCGCCATCCATGAACGCCATCACAGCGGCATCGCCAGACAGGGTATTGGTGTTGATGATTCCAATCACACCAGCCATCAGAGCAGTATTGGCGTAAGAGCCAATGACAGCAAATTCACCTACCACACCAGCCATATAGTTATGGGTGGTAGTGGGAAGGGTTGCAAAAGGTGCACCGGTCTGAACCCGACCAAACACAGCAAGTGCTTCACCGGGATTCTGATAGTCGCTTGAGCCAAACCCAACGGTCGGCATCACACGGGTGTAAAACCCAGAGGCTGCGGTTCCCTCGTTAACGGGAATTACGTTGCCAGAGTTAATCGTTGTAGGGGTAAGGGGCTGTTGTGAGCTTGCGTCGCCGCCCTGATAACCGGCCCGAACTGGGCCAGAAAAAGTAGTACGTGCCATTTGAATTGTCCTCACATGCGAGTTAAGCGCAAACGATCTGCATGTCGTCAGGCGGGGGGCCTGTTCGTAAGCGCCGGGAATTCCCCCGGATTTACTGCCTTTATATACCTAAAAAGGGGGGCCGTAAAGCCCCCCTCTCTATTACGCGCCTTGCGAACCGTACATGCCCAGCGGATCAGACCAGCCGAACGAGTAACGCTCACGAGACTTGTAACGGACGTTGCCAGTGTCAAAATCACCATCCATTGACTGAGACAGTGGCGTACGAACAAAGTGCTTCATGCCGTTAGGAACGTCAGTGGTCAGGAACCATGCGTTTGTATCGGTCAAGAAGTGGTTGATCGTATGGCCTTCTGGGATCGAACCGTTGTTCTTCAGAGCGTTGATGTCGTTATCAGCGGTACCGACGCGGAGTTCGGTTTCCAACAGACGAGTAGCAACGAACTGGAGAGCAGGTGGAACAATCAGTTTGCGTGGCTTAGCTGCAATCAGCAGGCCGCGTTCGTCAGTCCATGCTGCGATTTGGATCACAGCGTTTTCCAATGAAGTCTCGTTCAAATCGGCTGGAGTAGCCGGAATGTTCGAGTTAACGCCGCCACCAACCAGCGGATGCGATGCTGAGAACAGAGGCACGCCGTCGCCGCCGTAGTACTGGGACGAGTTGGTGAAGCCGTTGTTCAGGACCGATGCTGCTTTGACCTGCTTGGTGTAAGCCATAGCACTC